TCACTCAGGTCATGTCCCATGTCGATGGCGAAACCGTCACCGCCATTATCGCAGATCGCTACAAGCAGGCGGAACTCGGCGAGGCGCTTGAGCGGGCCTATATCCGCTCCCCAATGATCTGGCGCTCTACTGTCTGGAAGGACAGCAATGAGGATTGCGAACGCTTCCGCCGCGCCTGCTTTGAGGGCCACGTCAAGACAAGCCCGTCGCTCTTGCTGCGCTCGGCCTTCGCGGATGCGGTCGTGACCCGCGACGACATGAACAACCTCAAACTGACCAAGGCCAGAAGCACGGGCAGAATCGACCCTGTGCAGGCCAGCGTGATCGCCGTGGCCGAAGGCATCCGCCAGCACAACCGGACCCGCCGCAAATCAAGGGTGATTTTCGCATGAGCAGCCGTTTCCACAGACATTCCAAGCCGATCCTGCGCACCAAGCGCTGGAAGGTGCTGCGCATGGAAATCCTTGAGCGGGATGGCTTCGCTTGCGTCAAATGCGGCGCGCGCGGTCGCCTTGAGGTGGACCATATCCGCCCGGTGCGGGACTGCCCTGATAAGGCGTTCGATCCCCTCAATCTCCAATCTCTCTGCCCGTCCTGCCACACGGCAAAGACGCGCATCGAATGTGGGCACAAGCCCCCCGACCCAAAGCGTCAAGCTTGGTCAAAGCTTGTTGAAGACCTCTCGAAACCAAGCAAAACAGGAGTATACCATGCTTGAATCAGTGAAGATCAGCCGCCGCCAGTCGGAAATTCGGCAAGAACTGGCAACCCTTGCGGGCAAGGAAAAACCGACTGAGGAGGAAACCCGGTCCATGGAAACGCTGGATGCGGAATATCGCACCAATGAGACCCGCTACCGCGCCGCTCTGATTGGCGAGGATACAGAACGCCGCGAGGCGGGCGAGGAACTGGAAACCCGTTCTGACAAAGACTGGTCCGAACTCGTGGGCCGCTTTGAAATGCGCCAGGTCGCGCTTGCCCTCGATGAAGGCCGTAAGCTGGACGGTGCGACCGGAGAAATCGTGTCCGAACTGCGCAGCCAAGGCGGTTATCGCGGTGTCCCCGTGCCGTGGGAAGCCCTTGAGATGCGCGCCGGCGAAACCACCGCCGATGGCACCCCGAACCCGATGCGCACCGCACCCATCATCGACCGCCTGTTTGCCGATAGCGCCGCAACCCGCATGGGCGGTCGCATGATCAACGTGGGTGTTGGCGAAGTTGAATATCCCGTCACCACATCTGCCGTCGTCGCCGGTTGGGTTGGCGGTGAAGGCCAGGACGCGCCGGGGCCGTTCCAATACACCACCCAGGACCGCCCGATGAAGCCTGACAGTACGCTGGGCATCACCATGAAAATCACCCGCAAGGCGCTCAAGCAATCGGGTGCTGGCCTTGAGCAAGCCGTGCGCCGCGACATGAACGGGGCAATCTCTGAGGCTCTGGACAAGGCCGTATTCCAAGGATCTGGATCATCTGGTCAACCGACCGGGCTTTTGGCCGGGGCTGCGGGCTGGAGCATCACCGAAACCGCAATCGGTGCAGCCGCATCCTATGCTGCGTTTCGGGCGGCGGCGGTGCGCTTTATGACGGCCAATGCGGCAAATGGCCCAGGCGCGGTAAACCTACTGCTGCGCCCCGAAATCTTCGACGTTATGGACGATAAGCTGATCGCTGGCACGGCGGCATCAGAATGGGATCGCCTGATCGCCAAGCTGGGCAACGTCAATATGTCGAGCAATGCCCTGCCTGATCCGGTTGGCGACCCGGCGGAATCGGTTGCGGTCATGACCACAAGCATCGGCGGCGTCCCGCCCTTCTTCGTCGGCACATGGGGCGCAGTTGACCTGATCCGCGATCCTTACAGTGACGCAGCAAGCGGCGGGCTGCGCTTGACTGCGCTCACCACGGTTGACCTGACCGTATCACGCTCGGCCCAGACCGAAATCTTGACCGGGCTGCAATAATGCTCTGGGGCGCGCATAGCGGCGGGCTTGAGGTCCGCACCCTGTCAGACGGGGAAACCCGTCTGGCAGGCCGTTTTCCCTACGGCTCGGCCACGGAACTGCGCGGCGGTCCAAGCCCTCGGCGGGAGATGTTCGCCGCGCGCGCCTTCGCCGCCCGGATCGAGGGCGGGCAGGACATCCACTTGCTGGCAAACCATGACTTTGCTGCGCCTCTGGCAAGCCGTGGCGCGGGCAGTCTGACCTTGACCGATACCGACACGGGCCTTGAATTCGAGGCCCGTATCAGCGCGGCCATGCGCGAGGTTGGTTTTGTGCGGGACTTCCTCGGCACCTTGGCGGCGGGGCTGGTGGGCGGTATCTCCCCCGGCTTTGGCGTTCCCGATGGTGGCGAGGAAATCCGGCGCGAGGGCGATGGCCTGCTGCGCGTGGTGCATCGCGCCGATCTGGTAGAGATCAGCGCCGTGACCAAGCCCGCATACCCGCAAGCGCAGATCGAGGCGCGGGCATGGGAGTTGACCGCCCCGCCCCCGCGCAACCTGATCAACCCACGCCAACGCTGGAGGGCCTGACATGTTCGGATGGTTCAAACGACAACCTACGGAAACCCGCTCGGCGGCATCGGGCTTCACCGCTGAGATCATCGCCGCCCGCGAAAGTTACATCTCTGGCAAGCGCGGGATCGCGGAACTGACCGCCACGGCGCAAAGCTGCGTCAGCCTTTGGGAGCATGGCTTGAGCATGGCCGATGTGGAAGGAACTGACATGCTGGGGCGTCAGGAGATGGCACTACTGGGGCGGCAACTGGCCCTTCGTGGTGAGGCGGTGTTTCTGATCCGTGACAGGCTTGTTCCGTGTTCTGACTGGGATCTGCGCACCCGCAACGCCATACCCACGGCCTACCGCGTCTCTGTCTCGGAAACGGGCGGCGGGCGGACAGAAACCGCACTGGCAGGCGAGGTGCTGCACATCCGTATCGGTTGCGATGCTGCGGCCCCATATTACGGCACGGCACCGCTCAAGCGCGCCAGCCTGACAGCGGGCCTATTGAACGCCGTGGAAACGGCCTTGACCGATGTATATGAGAACTCCCCCATCGGCTCCCAGATCGTCCATGCGCCGGAAAATGACAGCGCCGATGCAGAGATGATGCGTGGGGCATTCCGGGGGCGGCGCGGGCTTGTCACCATCTTTGAAGGCACCGCCCATGCCGTTGCGGCCGGGATGCATCCGAACTCTGGTAAAGCCCCGATGATCTGTCCCCCGATCTGTCGAAATCCATGACCAAGGAAACGCTGGCGGCGGCACGGGATGCAATCAACATGGCCTTTGGCATCCTGCCCGGACTGGCAAATCCGTCCACAACCGGGCCGATGGTGCGGGAAGCGCAACGCCACCTTGCGCAATGGGTGTTGCAGCCGATTGCCGTCCAGATCGCCGAAGAGGCCAGCGCAAAGCTGGGCGGCACGGTCAACCTCGATGTGATGCGGCCCCTTCAAGCCTTCGATGCAGGCGGACGGGCAAGGTCTGTCACTGCGCTGATTAAAGCACTGGCAGAAGCCAAAGAGGCTGGGATCGATCCCGGTCCTGCGCTCAAGCTGGTGGACTGGAAGGAATAGGCAGGTTGCGCCTAGGCTGGTCTTTCGTGGCCGAAAGCAACCCCGTCAGTCGGTGAGTGGGTAAACCCCGACACGGCGCGGCCCTCTCTCCAATCCTTGAGGGCGCGGCGCTAGGGCGGGCAAGCGGAAGTCCGCCCTTTTTATTTCTTGAGCCTGACGCCAGCCCCGCCGCCGTTCTCTGCGATGAACTCAACGCCAGCGGCCTCAAGGGCGTGTTGAAGCTTTCGGAGAGTGTCGGCTTGTCCGCCAGAATGTCCATTTTCGAAACGGCTAATGGTCATTGAAGAAACATCGGCCAGCCCTGCCAAGTCTCTGACGCCAATGTGAAGCGCCGCCCGCGCCATTCTGCATTGCTCTGGTGTTATCATGGTATGCGATACTGTTGACAGTGTATAAGGAATATGATTGCATACACTGTAGTAGAAACCGACACATTTGACAATGGAGTACAATATGAACACCACACCGCAACCCGTCTCGATCCATGAAAACCGCGCCGTGAATGGGCTGGCCTTGTCTGCTGATCCGGTCTTTGAAGAGACCGTAACCACCGCGCGCGAACTTCGCCAGCGCCAAGCCGAATATCGTAAGTCACTCCCGACCGATCCGGCAGAGGCAATTCGCCTTGCCCTGCGGCATCTGGAATATGATACTGGCGACTATCCCGAAGGTGTCGAAGAGGCCCTGCACCTGTCAGCAATGTTGGTAGAGGCGCTGCGATATTCCGAGGTGGCTGGATACGAATGGGAACCGGAAGCCGCAATCTATGTCGCTGATCGGATCGAAATGGCGATGCGGAGGGCGACCGCTGCACTTGATCGGGTAAACGACATCCTGCGCAATCCGGCCAATGCTGCACGGGATAGTAGTGAAGTATGATCTGGAAATATTCCGTATGGACAGACTAAGTTTCATCTGGTAATCATCCAGATGAAAGGGGCGATATGATGCACACTGGCCAAGCAATTGAGATGCTTTCGGAAGAGTTGAACATCAAACACTCGGTTGTCGAAGACGTTGTTAAGCGCCTCCGCAAAGCCGAGTATCTCCCGCCTTCCAGTGGGCGCGGCAGGAGCGCGCATCACGTCAGTGACCTTGAAATCTCCCGGCTTCTCATTGCGCTTATGTCTTCGGAAAGCGCTGCTGGCGCGGCAGAACGCTGCAAATTCTTTGCCAGTTTGCCCCTGCAACCGTCTGTTTCGACATTCCCCAAAAGCTGGACTTTGAAAGAAGAGCGCGACACGTTTGAACAACATCTTGTCGCCCTTTTGAAATTTCTTCGACTGGAACCCGATCAGGCGGGCAACGTGTATATCTCGACGGAGATATACCTCGGAGCGGCTGCAATCGTTTATGAGGGCCGGCCACGCGACCCTGAGCAGCATTTTAGCACCCGTTTTAAGGCACCCATCGAACTATCGTTTGAGGAGCGCCACCCATACTTGAGCGGCGTTCATCGCAGCGCAGAAATCGTCGGTGCTGTTCTTGCCCGGATCGCGACCCGTGTTGATGTGGAAGAAAGCTGATATGTCACTCCCTTCCGCCCCTTCCATGCCAACTGAGCGCCAAGTGATCGAGGCGCACAAGACAGTGACCGCGCTTCACCCGAAGGCGCGGATCAAGTGCATCGGGCCGGATGGCGTTCACTTCGATTACCCAGACAATGCCGCCACGGCATCGGAATGGGATGATCGCCCGTTTTCGGGGGATGGGGCATGAAGAAGATCCCTCATCTGAAGAGCCGCCGCCGTCGCAAGACCGGACGTTGGGCGCACTATTACCGCCGCTTTGATCGCGCAAAGGGCAAAGAGGTTGAAATCAGCCTTGGCGTTCATGGGCTGCACCCCAATGATCCCAAAGTGCTGGCAGCATGGGCGGCGGAACATGCGCGCTGGCAAGATATGCCGCCGGGTATTGAGGCCCCAAAGGCTGAGACTTTCGGATGGGCGCTGGATCTCTACACGTCCGGCAACGACAA